TTTAAAGAACGCCAGAGAAGCCGCGGAAATCGACAAGCTCAATACGGATAATGACAAAGTTAAAGCTGAAATAAGCAAGATCATAGCGCAAACGCAATCTGAAAACGCAGACGCTGGATTAGGCAAGAGTAGAGAGCAGCAAGTCAACGATATGCAATTAATAAAAGAACTTTTACAGGAACAGGAAGCACAAGTTCCACAACAGGGTTCCACCGTACCCGTGAACGGCGCGCAATAAAAGAGGTAGAATTATGCAAGTTGATGCCGAAGAACCCAGTGTAGATTCATCGCCTACACCAACACCCGAGGAAGAGACGGGCGCAAAGACGATCGACCAGGCGAACGTTCCGCAAGAGCGTTTTAATGAAGTCTATCGCAATCAAAAAGAAGCCGAACGAAAACTCGAAGAGCAAGCGAAAGAAACTGAACGCCTACGACTTGAATTGGAGCTGGCTAGAACCCAGGCATCTACGCCTTCTAGCGAACCCTTAACTCTCGAATCTTTTGATTATGACCAAGCGGCCTTGGACGCGGCGATCCTGGAAAAGAAAATCCAGGATAAAGCGGAAAAGATTATTGGCCAGAAAATGAAAGCGTTTGAAGATAAGCGGAACCAGGAGGCACAAGAAAGGCAACAGCAGAAAGACCTTGCAGAGTACACTAATCGTGCGGCGGCATATTCTGCATCGAATCCGAACTTTGACAGGGATATTCGCAATAATGGCGATGCCAAGTTGAGTAATGTTTTGGTGCAGGCAATTATTAAATCACCGGCTGGGCCTCAAATGGAACATTTCTTAATGACCAATGCCTCGGAAAGGAACAGAATTCTTGCTCTTGATCCAGTGCAACAGGCCATTGAGTTTGGACGATTAGAGGCTCGGACCACATCGTTAACGAAGAAAAATCAAACTTCGGCACCTCCGCCAGTAAATGTAATTACACCTGGAGGAACTTCTACCGCAAGTCCGTATGATGATAAATTGAGTATGGACGAGTATAGAAGATCCCGAGGGATGACTTAGGGCCGAAGTTGTATAAGGAATAAGTACCATGGCTAATGCATTAATTACACCAACAATAATTACTAGAGAAGCTCATGCTCAGCTTGAGAATGCTTTGGTAATTGCCGCAAAAGTAGATCGTCAGCATGAGAATGAATTTAAGAAGATCGGGAACTCTGTTTCAATCAGAAAGCCCGTTCGTCTTTCTTCAATTGCCGGTCCTGATATCACATCAAGCATCGTTGACGTTGAGGAAGCAAGTCAAACCTTGACCCTCGATACTCACAGAACCGTACCCATTCAGTTTTCGGCTACGGATCTAACCTTAACCATTGAGGATTTCAGTAATCGATATATTAAGCCTGCCGCAATTCGGTTGGCCGCTGATGTCGAGAACTCCCTCGCCGGTCTTTATACGAATATTTACAATTACACTGGAACGACCGGAACTGTTCCTTCCACGTTGGTTTCTGTTGGAAATGCAGAGGTTTTGCTTACCAATAGCGGACTTGCAGAAGGAATGGAACGTATCGGTTTCTACGAGCCGAATGCCGCCATGAACCTTGCCAATGCTTTAAGTGGAGTTAATCCTACTGGGATTGCTACCAGAGCCATTGAAAAGGCGATGATTAATTCCTATGCAGGGATTGATCTCTATAGAACGGTTCATGCTCCGACTCATACAGCCGGAACGAATGATGGCAGTGGGTTGTTAAATGAGGCAACGCCGCCAACAACCTATGCCCTTTCCAAAGCAAGTTGGACGCAAACAGTCGCTGTGGATGGTTTTACAACCACGGATGATTTTAAGGCTGGCGATATCTTTACTATGGCCACAACTGGCGGTGCAGACGTAGAAGCATGGAATGACCAAACGGGTTCGAGTACCGGGGCATTACAGCAATTTGTTATTACTGCTGACGCTACGATGAGTTCCGGGGCGGGTAATTTAGTGATAAGTCCACCCATTATCACCTCTGGTCCATATAGAACGGTCAATATTGATCCTGGTGATGACGCAGTAATTACCGTCGTTGACAATGCCGGGGAAGTCTCAAAACAGAATATTGTTATGAGTCCTGACGCAATGACATTGGCAATGGCGAATTACGCGGCTCCTAAAGGGTTGAATTCCGAAACGGTTGCCGCTAACAATATTTCCATAACCTATTCTTGGGACGGAGATATCCTTACGCATTTAGAAACCCATCGTTTCGACATCCTTTATGGTGTCAAACTGCAAGTTCCGCAGTTTGCTTGTCGTCATACTAGCTAATTAAACTATGGGGAGGGCTTCGGTCCTCCCTTAATTTAAGAGAGGATTTTATGAGTGAAGATTCAATAAAAGACTTTGGGATATTTCACCCTAGTTACGGTGGCAAGATGATTAACAGAAGTGATTTCCCAAAATATCTAAAAGATGGTTATGTTCACGTGCCTCCTAAAATGGCGGTCGGTCATTCCGAGGGCGATGTTTCGATCGTAGATCTTGATGTTCCAGAGCCCCCGCCACCAGTTAAGAAAAAAAGAAAGTCAAGAGCCAAACCGAAACCCACGGAAGACGAATAAAAGATGGACACAGCGCAAAAAGTTATCGATAAAGCCTTGTCAAAGATAGGGGTAAAAATCCTTGGGGTCAGCGTTTCAGCGGACCAGTACACCGATGCGATTGAAAGCCTAAACGACATGATGACTTCTCTGGATGGAAATGGAATTAACCTTGGATACTCAATCGTAAGTGCCAAAGAAGATTCCGTAACGATTCCGGACTTTGCGTCTGCTTTCGTGAAATCAAGGCTCGCATTAAAATTGGCTTCTGATTACAACATCACCGCCGCAGTAGAGCTTCAAAATGAAGCGAAGGCAGAAAAGAAGGCCGTATTGTCATATTTGGTAAAACAGAACCTGGGTAAAGGCCGGCTTCCATCCACATTACCCTTGGGCGGTAGTTGGATTAGCGGCGAGGCTAGATATCCAGCGGATGAAGACATTGACGCCGTAACTTCAAGTGGAAACTATTTAGAGGATGAACAAGGATTCAAAATTGCGGGTCCGGATCAATACGAGGAGAGCAACTAATGAGTAGAAGTATAGACAATTGGATCTACAAAACAACGATCGAATCCGGCGACTCTCCTTTGCTTGAAACTGGGAGCGGTGGGCGCAGAATTACATCAGCAAACTTCTTTACCGCATTGGAAACAGAGGGGTTCAGGAAAAACAATTCCAGGGCCGTAAATATTACCGAGAAAACGGCGGCATATACGGCAACGGTCAGTGACGAAATTATCTTGGCTGATATGTCCGGAGGGGCCTTTACTATAACCCTCCCACCAGCGGCAAGCATGTACAACAGTACCGCATTGACGACCCTTTTACTCACAATCAAGGTTTCAACGCCTCACGCTACTAATGTTCTTACTGTTGACGGCAACGCTTCGGAAACTATCGATGGGTCGGCGAATATAGCCTATACAGCGAATGAATATGAGAGCAGAACGTTCTTCAGTGATGGTACAAATATCTTCTTACTAGACGTGGAATAATGCCCAGAGTTGACATACCGATTGGTGGTGGCCTGTATCAAGATGAAAGCTTGCCCGTTTCGGCGCAAGATTGTCTTAACTTAGTGCCAAATTATCCCGCGACTATAACAGGGGAGAAACAACAATACTTGGCAAATACCCCTGGGACTAAGATTTTTACGGATGTTGGCGGGTCACCTCTAAACATGATCCGATTCCAGGAGACTCTTTATGTAATAACTTATGATGTTTCGACTGCATATTTAAAAGAAGTAGATTCAGCGGGGACCGTCACTACTATTGGTGCTTTAGCCGGGGCCAGTGATAATGTGAAAGTTCTTGCGGAAAATGGTCAAACGATAGCGATTGTAGAGGTCGGGACAACCAATGGTTGGTTTTATGATACGGTATCTGGATTAGTAAAAATAGTAGATGCAACGTATACTTCTGCGGCGACTGGAAGCGTTGCGCAAGTGGATGGTTATTTTGTCTTTACGAGATGGGAATCAAATGAATTTTTTATTACTTCGAATGTTGTCGTAAATAAAGGCCAAGACTTTGATGCTTTAGACTTTGGTTCAGAAGAAACGGATTCGGATTTTAATGTAAAAGCGTTTTCCTTAAGGGGAGAACTTTTTATTGCAGGTAACAGAACAATCGGAGCCTATCGAAATGTTGGAGGATCGGGATTCCCTTTCCAAAGGGTAGAGGGTGGTCATTTTAATATAGGGATAGTCGGTTCTAGCCAGATAATTGTAGAGGCAGATAATTTCTATTGTCTTGCAGGACCAGGAGAGAGGCAATTGGCAGTTTATAAAGGCTCAAATTCATCGCTAGAAAAAATAAGTTCAAGGGCCATTGATGTTATCTTAAATCTAGATACACTTCCTAATTTTATTCCTGGAAGACCTTCTATTTGGTCTCACCTTTGGCAGGGCCATAGATGGGTAGGGCTTTATGTCGGAAGGACGTCTAATTACATATATGATGAAGAAGCAAGCCTTTTGTCTCAAAAACCAACTTGGTTTAGAACTGAAAATTTATTAAATGGTTATAATACTGCCCAGGCAGTAGATGAACATAAAAAACTGATTTACCTGCCAACCGGGCCTTCCAATTGTTTATACGAGCTTTCCTTAACGTTATATTCAGAAGATTCTAATTTAGTAGAAAGAACTTTCGTTTCCCGGTACGTTAATAACCTTGGTAAAAGAGTAGTCAATAACAGGGTTGAATTAAGTGTAGAATCGGGTGTAGGGGCTTCGGCTTCCGATGATCCACAAGTAACCCTCTCAATCTCCGACGACGGCGGCAAGAACTTTACTTCTGTTGGTTCAAGGGGATTAGGGGTTTCCGGAGACACGACAAAAAAACTGGTATGGCACCGACTTGGGATAATAGAGGACTCCCGGTGCTATAAATTCACCATAACGGATGACGTGAAGGTTGTTTTCAAAGGGTTAACGGCGGACCTTACACCAGTACAATGAAAGTAATTACGCCACACAGAACAGACTTAACCGTTGATAAAGAGGGAAAATTCTCTTTCAGGGTTATCGCATTTCTCGAACTATTATCAAGAAAACTAAACGAGTTACTAGGCATGGACGGATATTTATTACAGGTGTCGAAGGGCGCAATTGTAGGGGAAACGGCAGTTAATAAATTTGGAGAGGCCAATGATTGTGACTCTGGAGTTGATACAGATATTTGGGACGGTGCCGACGGGGTAACATCAACGGATATTTGGGTGGCTCCCACGGTGGCAAGAATCCATGATTTAGCGTCTGCCAGCGCAAATGATGCGGCGGCAGGAACGGGGATGCGCACTTGCAAGGTTTGCGGTCTTACCGATTGGGATACCAAAGAGGTTTCAGAAACGATAACGTTAAACGGCGTGACGAACGTACCTACTACAAATTCCTATGTTATTATCCATAGAATAATTGGATTAACCTTTGGAAGTGGCGGAACGAATGCCGGTATTATTACCTGCACGGCACAAACGGATGCAACCGTAACCGCCGCCATAGAAATTGGTGAAGGACAAACGGAAATGTGCATTTATGGCATTCCTTCAACGCAGAAGTTTTACTTCACTTTTATGCGTGCGGATATTTTGAAGGCCGGTGGTGGCGGGACGGTAAAAGCGGACATGCGGATTTTGGTAAAAGAAAATGCGGATCAATCTACCGCTGGATTTATAACCAAAGAAAAACATGAATTTTCTGATTCACTACCACTACTTAGACCGTATGGCGTCCCTAAGAAGATTACCGGTCCGGCAATTATTAAACTTCAAGTAAATACGAATCTTGATAATTCTGTTGTGTCTGCAGTATTTGACGGTGTTCTGGTAGATAACTAAAAGGTGAGATTATGGGATTTTTTGATATAACCGGCGACGACGAGGCGGACGATTTAGCGCAGGCAAATGAAAGGGCTCGTTTAGCCCAGGTAGGAGGTCAGCAGAGTGCGCTTGCTGAATTCGGGGACGCATTCGGTGACTCTCTTCAATTCCTCTCTCCGTTTTTAACCACAAGCGTTAGGAATCAACTTGGCTTAGGCGGAAATGTTACCGAATTCAACCGCGCTCCATTATCCTTCCGCAAAGATTTGACTTTAGAACAGCACGAAGAGCAAGGCTTACTTCCAAATGGTATTCCGAAGGCCGTTTTGGATAAATCTTTATCCAAAGAGGAAAGGCTTGCATTACTCCCGTCAGAATTAAGACAAGAGGTCTTGGACTTTGAGAAGGCAAATGCCGCGCCGCTTGAAGGCAGGATAGGAACCCCGTTTGATGATGCTTTTACTCCAAGGGGATTAGGGATAGCTGATTTTATCGGAAATTTTAATCCTAATCAAAGAGACCTTAGCAGACTTAACCTAAGCACTGATGACGAATTGGATTCTCGAATCCTTTCTGATATAGAAATTGCTGAAAGACCGGCAACTTTCCCAGGGGAGGACGTGCCCTTGTCCCCATTACAAAGAGCCAGTGGACTAATAGGGGCAGAGGGGCCAGATGTACAAGCGCGACTTTTTGAGGATTTCCAAGAATCACCAGGGGTTGGATTTCTTCGAGATCAGGGAATCAGGGGAATAAACAACCTTGCGGCGGCTACGGGCGGAACGGGCGGCGGCAACCGGCTAAAGGCTCTTTCTGCATTCAACCAGGGGCTCGCATTGCAAGATTTCAATAACCAATTATCCCAGCTTCTCAATATTGGGAATGTGGATCTTGGGATTGCCTCCGGCCTGTCAAATCTAAGGCAGGGACTTGGAAACAACAATGCACAAGCGTTCACGAATATAGGCAATGCAAACGCAAACGCGGCATTGAATCGCGGGAATATCCAGGCCGCCGAAGGCTCTGTTTCAACAATAACGGGGAACCTAAACAGTGCGCTTGGTACGATAGGGAATATTGCAGGTTTGGGTGCGCAAATTGCTGGAGGTCCGGCGACAGCGGCGGCGGCAGGAAGTTTTCCTTTTCAACGGCCCGGCGTTCCAAATCCCATACCTCAAGGAGGATTTTAATCATGGCACAACAGGGCACTTTTTTAGGAAAAATCCAAGATGCCTTGGTTAATATCGGGCAGAAAGATCCGGGCGCTTCGGATAAGGTTCGGGCCTTGAGGCTGAATAACCGGATACGATCTCAACAGGCACCATTACAACAGGAATCCTTGAGGTTAAATAATCAAATCCTGTCTCAACAGCTTACCGGGAACCCGGTTGACCAAAACAAAGCAGTACTTGAGAATGAGAAAACAGAGCTTTGGATAAGGCAGAAAAAGGCGGAACTAGACACCCTTGATAATAAGAAAGAGAATGCAAAGATCCTTGTTCCTTTGGCGATTTACAGTGAAGTCGCCGCAACAGACCAGGCCCGTGCTGATTCTATCTTAAAAAGGACAATAGTCAAAATGAGAAAGGCCGGCGAGGATGCCAGCCCGTTAATCTCAATCCTTGACATTAAGGATGTAACAGCTCGAAATAAAAGAGTCGATGAATTCATTGCTCTAGGAAGGCTTGGCGGGGTATTGGAAGATAATGAGTTCCTTAGTGCTACGGACCAAATCCGCGCTTATAAGGCACTTGGAATAACTGCAACCCCTAGAGAAATCCTTTCTAAAAAACTCAACAATCCCAGAGATAACGTGGGAGCTTTACTCCAACAAGCACGTGATAGACTTCTTGCGACGCCTGAAGAATTGAAGGTCATGGATGAGATAGAAGAGAGAAAAGCGAGTCGAGGGAGATCCCGTATGCGAACCGTGGTGACGACTAACCCCGATGGATCACAAACGACTACATTTGAAGAAGAGCGCGGCGGCGATATTTCGGCAAGGTCAAAGGGAACTTTAGAAAATGCTCTGATTCAAGATGCGAACGCCCTTCAGCGGCTAGAAGTATTAGAGAGTAATTTAGATGAAGCTTTTTTTACCGAGCAGGCACAATTTGCTGTAGAAGTTCAAAATATTGCAAAACGGCTAAGAATTCCTCTTGCTAAGGTGATAAAAAAAACGCCTCAACAAATAAAAGATCTTGCAATTAAAGCGGGGTTCAAAGCTAGTGAATTCAAGGAAGATTTTGCGGCGAGATTTAACACGTTTAAAACCGACGTGTTTACTTGGTTACAGGATTATCGTATTGCGGTCACTGGCGTTCAAGCAGGATTTGAAGAGATCAAGGACATTCAAAAAAACACTTTAAACATAAAACTATCTTCTCTTGAAGCCGTACCAAGGATTGCCGCATTTCTTGATAAAACAAGAAGACATATTTCTATGACCCTGCACTTTTTAGACAAAGGATTTGGCGGTCTTGAAAATGAAAGCGATTTTTCGTTGGAAGAAAGGAATGCATTAAAAGACGAAGTGAATGCAAAAATCCTTCCTGTATGGAGAAAAGGGACTTTTATCAAAGAGGGGAAAATTAAGATTTCATTTGAACAGCGCTTTAAAGAACTAAAAAAGGCGTTTCCTAATGAAGGTGAAGCCTTCATATTCCAGATACTTGAAGGGGAAGGATTCTAATGCCAGAAAACAACAGCCCTGTATTAGAAAGATTCAATCGATTCAAGAAGTCACGCAAAGTCCCGATTAAAACTAAAGATACTGGAATCTCCCCTGAATCTGTAGAAGAAAGATTTAAGCAATTTAAGGTAAAATCTCCCTCTTCAGCGCCATCGGCAACTCCTGTGCCACCGGTTCAAGATCCAAATATCCCGCAACTAAGACAAGCCCCGCCGCAACCATTGCCGGGGATTATCAAGGCAACGGGAAGGTTTGATCCTGGAGAGGGGGCTCCTGATATCCCAAGGTTTAAAGATCAACTAAAATTAGCAGGACAAATCCTTTTATCCGCTAATCCCAATGACCTTGCCGGAACCTTAAAAGTAATCGATCCCAAAGGGGCGGTGTTCAATGCTCCAAATGGGAACCTAGCCTTCCGATTTTCTAATTCGGGGAACGAGTTTGAACTTAACCCAAAAGGGATGGATAGATCCGATTTAGCCTCTTTTGTGGCAAATACGGCGGCATTTACTGCCGGTATGGGTGGAGCTTCAAATATTCCAAGAGTAGCAAGGTTCATCAAGAACAGCCCGGTTAAGGGAACAATTCTTAAGGCGTTTCTTGCTATTTCCGGGGAAGAGGGAAGGCAGGCAGGAATAAAAGGCTTGGGCGGGGAACGGTCCGTATTAGATTCGACCCTTGCTGGACTGACCGAAGCAGTAACATCGGTAATTGGTGGACGCATCGGCCGATCCGCATTCAAGCAAGCGGCGAGAAAAAGGGTAGGAAGCGCGAGAGAAGTTGTTAAGGATCTTCAAGGAGAAGCTATTTCAAACCCGGACTTTAGATTTGCAGCAGCACAGGCATTTAATGACGAAGGTCTTGTTAGAAAAGAAGTAGTAAAAAAGGTGCGCAAGGCACTGACTTCAAAAGACTTTAAAAAGGTTTTTGATGAAGCGGACGAGTTAAAATTACGGGTAGATGTAGATACGCTGGAAGAGTCCCTGAAAACAATCAGAAGCCGTTGGCCTAAAGGCGATCCAACAACAACAATCGAGAACCTGCTCGCTCAAGTTGATGAAGTAAAAAAGGCTGGAACTGCTCTTAAAGAGTCTGGTAAACCAGAGGCTCTGAGAACTTTTTTAGAAGAGGGCTCTCCTGTATCTAAGGATGTTACAGAAAGGGTTATTACCGGTTCCAACTTTGAAAACGCCCACAACTTACTGAAGCAGATTAATAAGCAAATAAATGGATTAAGAAGCTCTCCTCATGGGGAATTTGATGCATTTAAAATGAAAACATTGCTGGAGGCTAAAGACGCGATTGATCCGCAACTCCGTGAGTTTGCTCCGTTCAAGGCTGTAATGAAAAAGTTCGCAGATATTTCACAAACAGACGGCGGGTTTAATACAGTAACGGAACTCTTTGAAAAGGTAATAACACTACAGGAAAGGGGTTTTGTTGATAAGGCCGGACAGGACATGGTTAACAAGATCTTTACGGATCTAAGTCCAAGAGAAATAAGAAGGCTTCGGAATGTATTTATTGATACCGGCAAGGTTATTGGTTTAGACTTCGCTGAAATGGGAGCAGGAACTAAAGTTTGGAATGACTTAGTAAAAGCCCGTATTTTTCAGAGAATGGCTAAGATCCAAACAAAAAGGATCCTGAAAAGCGGGGACGAATTTGCAGAGTTAATTTTAACTGATTTGGTAAAAGACCAAAACCAAATGGACCTGCTTAGAAGCAGCCTTGGAATTGAAGCGACTAAAAATGCAACGTGGCTTAATTCTACAATAAACAGCAAAGCAAGGACGCCGGGTCAATTAGAAGTTAAAGAAACTATTTTCAATACAATTGATAAAGCATGGGGTTTATTGGGTAAAGCCAGGAGGGGGATAACCGGGGCACCGTCTAAGGAAGAATTGAATCGTTGGTTAATGGCCGAAGTAGTTACCGATCCTGGATTCATTAAAGCCATTGCACCACTCCGAAAGCTTTCACCTAAAAATCCTCTTTTATGGGAGAAGCTAAGGACTGTAATAAATAATGCTGGAAGAAGAGTCTCGGAAAATCTCAGTGGAACTTTTCAAGGGCTGGACGTTGAAGATTTAACGCCGTCCGTTGAATCCTCGGAACCAGGAACCTCACAATAAACGTTCTCAATGTATCCCACAATTTCCCCGTTTTCGTTCAACGTGATTGAACCAATTTGACTCATATTCATTTCCCGGCCACCTATCTTTATAGGTTCAGGAGTAATTACTTTGATTTGATCAACGCGCATGATTTAAATTTATTATCCTTACAATTGATGGAACAAGATTCTCTTTGTGTTTTACCCACATCCCCGAGGCTTCTGTTCCGTCTGCTGTTTGCAGTGAAACGCGCATCCTCTTGTTTGGATTGTCTTCGTCTAAAATCCATAGCTTAAGCCCGTAAAGCTTGGCCTTTTCCCATTTATCCCTAATGAATCTAGGGAGCCGTGCTTTTCCTGCTTGCAGTGTTCCCGTTTCGGTATTAACCAGGGTCGCTTCAACTTCAAAGCTACTTTCCGGGTCTTTGTCTCGCATGCAATTGATATGCATTTTGGTGATTTTGTAGCCGTTTTCGTCCTTCGTCAGGTGACTGTTATACCTCCTGCCATTGGGGATTAACCCCTTGCAAATAGCGCACTGATGGTCCATTCTCGCTTTGCGAATTAAGTCTCCAGGGTCTCTGTTTTGGGGCATGATTAAAGCAATTCTATTGTTATGTTATATAAAGATTCCACTTGTTTCTTCTTAATCTTGAATACAGGCGTTTGGTACCCCTTAATGTCAACGAACACTGTCCTATAAAGCTGGCCGGATCCGGAACCGTAGAAGACGGCGAAATCACAAAAATACCTAATCTTGCCGGGTAGGTCAAATGGCACCTGCCTCAGGAAGAATGACACGTCTTCACAATTCTTTAGGTAGGTATAATAATCCGCTTCCTTCTGGCTCTGGAACTTAATGCCGTCTACTTCCTTTGGCTTGTTCCGGTACTTGCCCGTCGACTTCTTGAGTTGTATTTTGTCAAACGCTTCGCGGATGTTCATTTTTCTCTTTCTCCGTTTCCTCTGCAATTTCATTAAATACATGCATTACAATGGGTCTTTCCTTTATAGCTTTTTTGACCTCATCCATAAGCTGAATCCATTTCCATTGCTCGTCCTCCTCGTCTATCCATCCTTTGTCACCGAACTCAAGAATTGGCTTTCTTATGTTCTCCTCTACCCAAGCTTCTTCTAACCTGTGGAATTCCTTATTGGGGGTACAAACATAGAACTCCACTATTTTTTTCTTCGTCTCTTCCATCCAAGCATCTACGTCGTGCCACCTGGGATTTTCTTTGTAGAAAATTTCTGTCTGTTCGTCTATGTCTAAATCCCAGAATCCTTCTTGGCTAGAATTAGTTATTTTCATTACCCTTCCTCCAGCTTTAAAAGTTCGGGTGCCAATACTTCCTGTTGTCCTACAAGCCCAACATAGGCCTCAACCCTAGACTTGATATTTTGATATACTTTCTTATACCGCCGATCCATCTTCATTTCATCCCTCAACCCTTTTGCGACAATAGCCTCTGCATTACTTAGATAAAGAAGTTGAGTTGGCGTTAAAAAGTTCCGAACCACTTTAAACTTACCTTCACAATGAAATAAGAGGTCTTGCACTAAATTTGTGAAATGAATGAAGTACTTCTCTGGGGAGGAGCTCCCCTGGGCTCTTGCGTACTCAACGAACTCCTTAATTATATCCGTTTCCTTAAGACGATAAACCTTTCCCTCTACACGAGCCTTTTGTGTCTCTGGGTCCTTTGTTAAAAGGTTGGCACTTTCAAGTTTTTTGCGCGTCTTCTTAAATGCCAAAACTACTTTCAACTTAAACGGAACCGTTACCGGGCTATTTCTTAAAAGAGTTCCTAAGAAAATATATTGATCTTCGTCCAACAAAAACTCAGAAATAGGTCTTCCAAGAGTGGGGACCTTACGCCCGTTTAACGGGCCGAAGGTCTCGAATTCTTTTCGGTATTTTTCAATCAATTCTAAAACTTTTTTATGCTCTCTTTCAAAGCCCTTCGCGATTAAATAAGTTCCTGCTCGCGGTTCGTTGTTGTGAATTACTACTAATTTATCATTCATGATATTTATCCTTTATTTAATTATAGGTTAAATATTCAATATACCCATAAACAATAAAAAAGCAAGTAAGTCTTACAATAAGACCGCTTGAGGCGGTCTTATTATTAAGAGGTTAATTCATCTTCATCCATATCAGTATCTCTTGATGTTGTCTAAGATCATTAAAACCAGCGCGTGAGTTGGGAACGAGGAGTAGCGATTCGTTTTGTTCTCTTC